CCTAAGATAGAGGGTATCTCCCACACTGCTTTTATGAATGTTGATGAGCCCGTTTATGCTGACTATTTTGCAAGGTTTGATTCGCTCTTTTCTTTTAACTATAAATATGAATTAATACCACCGTACTGTGATAGGGTTTCTAAACATTTTCAGCAACTTCTTTGCCCTAAGGCTTGTGTATTATTGGTTAATCCTGGAACTTGGTCTTATTGTTTTGATGACTACTTTGAAAGACAGTTAGATAAGGAAAGAGAAGTTAAGAAGTTTTCTTTCTTTAAAGACGAGAAAGTTTTTGTATATGAAAATATATGATTGTTTTACATTCTACAACGAAGAGGAAATGTTAAAGATAAGATTAAATGAACTGAGTGATGTAGTTGATTACTTCTTTATAGTTGAAGCTGATAGGACTTTTACTGGCAAGCCAAAAGAATTCTACTTGGACAAATACGATTGGTTACAAGAGTTTAAACCTAAGATAATTAGGGCATACATTTCGCTTCATGATTGTATTAATGATCCGTGGAAAGCTGAGCATAAGCAAAGAGATTCTATTGCTGAGGTAATGAATTATGCAGATGATATGGACCTTTGTGTTATTTCTGATGTAGACGAAATACCTAAGCCAGATGTTTTGATATCTGCTAAAATTGCTTTTGAAGTTGATACGCCGGTTCAGTTGGATGTAGATCAATACTTTTGGAATTTTAATTGGCTAACACCAGGTCACTGCAATAATGGTGGCAGACCCGTTGTGTGCCGAGTTGCAGATCTTGAAAATTTTTCTCCTCAGGCTATGAGATCACTCTCCTCCATGAGAAGAATACCTAACGCCGGGTGGCATTTCTCATTCATTATGGATTATAATAGTATTATAAACAAAATAGAGTCTTTTGCCCATACTGAGTATAACCTAGATGAGTATAAAGACGCTGAGGCAATTAAATATAGAATAGAAAATGGAATAGATCCTTTTGATAGATTCCCGTTGAAATGGAATTCAATTGGGAAAAATCATCCAAAATATATACAGGAGAATTATAAAGATGGGTAAGCCAAGTAAGAATCAAAGAGTATCAGCTGAAAAAGTTGTTAAAAAAGATCTTCCCGGTAAAGCGGTTTTGTATGTAGGTTCCTATGGAACGTCAGCGGAGTGCCCCACATGCAAAGTGAGAATTACAAGAGCAATAATGTGGGAAGATGGGTCATCTATGTATTGTTCACGCAGCTGCATTCCAAAGAAGGAAGAAGTCCAGGCTTAGTGTTACTATATCTTAAGTATTAAAGGAGATATTTATGAGCCAAAAACATTTTTTATTTGACCTAGCAGAATTCCTAGTAGAGATGGAAGATGAAGAGATGAAAAAGCTTCATCCCGCTGAGAAACAATTTGCTGACGCACTTCTTTCTATAGCTGCTAAATATGGTAAGTTAGCTGATAGAGATGAAAAAGGTATATGGGTAGGCTATGAGGGTCCAGAGGAAAACGAAGACGCCTCCATAGGGGTAAAGTGCTCTAATTGCTACTTGCATGAATCAGAAAAAGTTTGTAAAATAGCTTCTGTAGAAATACATCCAGACGGGAAATGTAGATTGGCTGTTATCCCTCCTGGAATGGTTAGTATGGGTGATAAAGATGAGGACAGCGAATCCTGATAATATTTGCAGAGTAAAAAACTTTTTGCCTCCTGATAAATTTCTTAAATTCAAACATTTCTTTGACACTCAGGACATGTACTGTGACCAGGGAATAAAAGAAAGGGCCATGATTACTGTAACAAAGGGTTGCGATTATGGCATATATGAGGTTGTTGAAGAGTATCTCAGTGATGTTTGTGGTGTTGTAAGCCAGAGGTTTGGACTAGGGGTAACCGACTTTTCTGGCACATGTTTTAGAAAATGGTATCCAGGTGAACATCAGCCTCCGCATTCTGATTGTGAAGCTATTATTTATGAGCAGGATGACTTAATGAAATGTGATCCATTTTATAATTTTTCATCCATATTTTTAGAATACGCCGCTATATGTTATCTAAATGATGATTACGAAGGCGGAGAAATATATTTTCCCGATTACGATCTAAGCATTAAACCAGAACCTAATGAGCTATTGTTTTTTCCTGGCACCAGGTTCTACATGCACGGAGTTAAAGAGGTTACCAGTGGAAATAGGATGGTTGTTCAAAATTTTTTGACTACTAATAAGTTAAGATACTTATGGGAAAAATTTATACAAGGAGAAGAATCTCTTAATTTTATAAATTATTCTCAGGAGGAAATGTTTACAAATAAGGTTGATTTTAATAGGTCTAACTTACCTTACACCTCCCCCTATAGATTAGCTATATATGATAGTTAGGAGTTATATAATGAGTACTGATTCAATAGAAGATATGATAAATAAATCTCGCAATAATTTAGCTAGTGAAAATAATGTGGTTGTTATTGATGGTTTTATGGAAATGGATCATGTAAAAGAGATACACGCATTGTGTGTAGAGTCTTTAGAAAATCCTGATCCAAGTAATGAATGGTGGTATCATAAGTTTCCGGGTCCCGAGTATGCAAGTTATGCCAAAGGTAAGTACGCCGAAGAGTGCCAAAATCGCATAATCGATGAGGACTCTTATCATAGAAAAAAGAACCCTCTGCTAAAGTATTATATGGATAAGATGTCTGTGGTTATATCATATATGGTTGGAAGAAAGGTTGTTCCAATATTTCATTTTAACAGACATCAGTCAATAGAGGGCGTAACTTGTCCAGGCCATACTGACTCAGAAGGTGCAGCACCTGAAGGTATAAACTATCTACCGGATTACTCTCCTAATCACTTGTATGAGCCAGCGATTATTGAATACTCTGCCAATATTTATATTAATGATGATTACGATGAGGGAGAGTTGTATTTTCCAGATTATGACCTCAAAATTACTCATACTCCTGGGCAGCTAGTGTTTTTTCCAGGTACTGTTGAGTATACTCACGCAGTTCATACAGTTAGAAATGGCACTAGGTGGAATTTAATAACACACTTAGCAAGACCTAAGCTTATAGAAATGCACAGCATAATTCATAACATGTGGAGTGTTATGACCGATGAGCAAAAATCACTATTTCCAGAAGAATGGAATGATGGCTGGCAACCAAGAGGTGTCAGAGAAGGTAATCTAGAGAAAGGATTGTATGATGAGTTTGCACTACTTAGCTAAGAAGGATGAGTGGGAGGTCGCTGGCATGGGTGAAAACCCGCAAAGAAAAAGTATATACGAAATAAAGCTTAACGGATCAAGAGGTGAGGAAGATATACTTTCAAAGTATAAGGGTAAAGTAACCTTATTGACAAATACTACAGGTCATTGTGGTAATGCACCTCAATTTGGAATCTTGGAAGACCTATATCAAAAGTATAAAGATAGAGGTTTTGAAGTTTTGGCTGTCCCAACTAATGATTTTTGTGGCCCTGGAGTTACCTATGGAATGTATGAGCAGGGCATAACTCATGCCATGATGTCTGAAGACTATGCTAGGGAAGAGTGGGATGTGACCTATGGTTTTAGTGACATAGTCGTATCGGTACCATTTAGGGATGAAGAAAAAGACGATCCAAATAAAACTCCACATGAGTTGTATATGAATTTAAATCCAGACATGGAAGCATCTCCTATGTATGGAAATTTTGAAAAGTTTTTAATTGACAGAAGTGGTAAGGTTGTTTGGCGCTTACCTAATTTTGTTCTTTTAAACTTTGGATACGAAGGTGGATACTGTGACTCTCCAGAGGTAGAGCTTTCAAGACTTATGGAAAAAATTGAAGAGCTTTTAGATGAGCCTTGGGATGGTGAAAGTTATACATATGAACCCTAAGGAATCCTTATATGAGGTTGGAATGTATTTTATAAATCCTTAGTTACTATTTCCCTCGGAGATTAAACTGGAGGGAATATGCAAAATATAAAATCACTTTCTTTTAGAATACTTGCAGCGTTCGCTGCTTCAGGCTTAAGCGTTATAGGTGCTGGTGCAATAGCCGGTGTAGAGCTTTGGAAAGCTGTGCTAATGGCTGGAATAGGCGGCGTTGCAATGGTGGTTGAGGGTTTAGCTAGAGCCTATATGGATGACGGTGTCTTAAGCAAGGAAGAAATAGACGCAGTATTTAACAAGGTAGATAAAAAAGCTAAGTAATTATTCTTCTTCTTCTGAGAAAATTGTTGCGATTAAATGAATAGCAATCGCGCCTCCACTAATCCATAAACCGTATCTGAGTACGTCACCACTCAGGGTGATTAGCACAAGCGCTGTTCCCGCTACGGTCCAGTTTAGTTCTTTAATTTCAGAGAATATTTTCCTCACTGTTTTCTTCTCCCTCCGCCAGCAGCCGGCGCAGCTGCTGCCATAATAGTAGCGCCAGCAGCAACGATTACTCGCCTCTGCTCAACGTTAATATTTGATCCTAGTGGTACGTATTCTCCAAAGTCTTTGTCAGAGAATATATTTACTTCCTTCTGGAAAGTATCTTTTACTTCATCGTCAGCTTCATTGACAGCTGCGACAAGAATTTGTTGAGCATCGTCGGAAATTTCTTCAAACTTATCATCTGTTATAAGTTTTTCAACTTCCTCTACGGTTACATCACCGTCGACAACATCAAGGAAATCTTCTGCTAGCTCTTCATCTAATTTGTCTAGTTCTTCTACTATTTTTACTTCAGCTTCATCAACCTCTACAAGGTTAACGCCTTCTGTGTCGATACCAAGGTTTTCAAATTCAGCTTTAGTTTCTTCAGCTCTTTCTTCTGCGAGTGTTAGGGGAATGCTAGTTGTTGGAGTTGGAGATGGCAAGGATGTGGTGGACTCCGCAGGAGGGGCAGGAGCGACTGATGACACAGGGGCGACCGTTGTTGTCGTTGACGGCAATACCGTCGTTGACGTCGTCGTAGGCAGCACAGTCGTCGTCGTTGACGATGTGGTGGTTGTCGTGGTAGTGCTTGTAGTTGGGGGCACTGTAGTCGTCGTAGAAGTTGTTGTTGTTGTTGTTGTTGATGGCGGCACCTCCGTAGTAGTAGTTGTTGGCGCTACCGTAGTAGTAGTTATTGTAGGCGCCAACGTCGTTGTTGTACTAGTACTGGTTGTTGTGGTGGGTGCCACAGTTGTTGTGGTGGTTGTGGTGGTTGGTGGTACTGTTGTGGTTGTTGTTGTAGTAGAAGTTGTCGTCGTCGTTGTCGTCGTCGTTGTTGGAGGAGTCGGCTCCTCAACGGTTAACGTAACTTGGGTTGACCAGCCGGAATACACGCCGAGCGTGTCATTGTCAGCACGTACGTCAAAAACGTATTCTTCGCCAAACCCGCCAGTGCTTGCGAAGATGTTGAATGGAAGTGTGTATTCGGTATTGAGGGCGTTTGCGTCACCGGGATTTCCTGTGGCTACACCCCAGCCTGCGTCAGGTGGGATTCTGAAAGAAATCGCATAACGCTCAGGGTCAACGTTCCCTGTATTCGGTGGGTCCCAATCCAGATAGACCCCACCACTTACTTGTTCTCCAACCCAAACCTCAACGATTGAACCGGTCAGGTTCATTGGTGGACCGATTGTCTGCGGAATTGTTGTTGTAGTTGTTGTAGTTGTTGTGGAAGTGGTAGTGCTGGTAGTCGTCGTGCTCGTCGTAGTGGTAGTCGGCGTATTTGGCGAAACGCCGTCAAACGTCAAATCTGTGACAATTTCGTAGTCGTAACCTGACGGATTAGAGCCTAACCCACGCAAACTGCAGCAATACCCAGCCCTAAGTCTGTAGTCCCCGGCATCAAGTGTCGTATATATCTTTGACGACACACACTGCCCTTGCCCGTGGTTGCCGTCATCATTTGCGACAATCAGTGCACCGCTTGATTCAACACCATCTTCATACACCCATAGGTATGGGTCTGCTCCGGGCTGATTACATTCACGGTTACTGTTGCCGTAGATAACAACAAGGGTGTTGTCGTTGTCAATGGTGAAGTACAGGTCAGATTCTTCGCTGACTGTATAAGAGTATGCAAAAGCTGTCCCCGGGAACAAAAGAGCCATAAAGGCAATAATCATTGGTAGTACTCTAATAAAATTGCGCAAATGGTCCTCCCTCCCCTTTGTTTTATAGTAACTAAAAGTATTTCATTAAGATGTGTTGAGGCAATAAAATCATTACTATATTTGAGAGATCTCGTAACAAGGTACCTTTGCTTGGGGCTTTTATGGCTAATACTATTAAAATTAAAAACTCTGGAGTTTCTTCTGCCACCCCTAACTCTTTAGAGTACGGTGAACTCGCATTAAATTATAATGCGGGTAATTTATTTTATAAAGATTCTTTAGACGATATTGTTTCTACAAAATTAATTAAATCTATATCAGGAACCTCCGGAGAAATCTCTATTTCAGAATCTTCTGGTGAGTTCACTTTTTCATTACCAAGTTCAGTTTATATTTCATCTCTTTTTGTCGACAATGTTGAGCTAGATACTACAGGTGCAACTCCAGATTATGTATTAACTTTTAATGGTACAAAATTTGCTCCAGCTCCAGCACCTACTGGTCCAACAGGACCAACTGGTCCTGACAGATTATCTGTCTCAGATTCAGCACCTTCGTCACCTGACGCTGGTGATCTTTGGTTTAATTCTAATCAGGGCAGGCTTTTTTCCTATTATGATTCAACTTGGGTAGAAATAGCCGGTGCACAGGGGCCCACCGGACCAATAGGTCCAACTGGTCCTGATAGGTTGTCCGTTTCAGATACTGCCCCTTCTTCTGTTATATCTGGCGACCTGTGGTTTGACTCTACTAATGCTAGACTTTACTCCTACTATGATTCAACCTGGGTGGAGATATCTGGTGCACAGGGACCAACTGGCCCAACAGGTCCAACTGGCCCAGACAGATTGCAGGTTTCAGATACTGCTCCTTCTTCTGTGGTATCTGGTGACCTGTGGTTTGATTCCACCAACGCCAGGCTTTTTTCCTATTATGATTCAACTTGGGTAGAAATATCTGGTGCACAGGGACCAACTGGCCCAACAGGTCCAACTGGATTAACTGGATTAACTGGATTAACTGGTGCTACCGGACCTACTGGCCCAACTGGAGCTAGCGGTGTTGCTGGTGCAATAGATGATTTATCTGATGTAAATATAAACACTGCTACAAGTGGTGATCTTCTTAAATACAATGGAAGTCAATGGATAAACGACGTTGCCGACCATGGTTCAATGACAGGGCTTACAGATGATGATCACACTCAGTACCTTTTAGCAGATGGTTCAAGGGCTGTAGGTGGATCTTTAATTCCTGATGCAAATGAGCAGTATGACTTAGGGTCATCAACCTATAGATTTAGAGACCTTTTTCTTAGCGGAACAAGTATCAACTTAGGTGGAGTAATTATTTCTTCAGATGGATCTAGTCTCTCAATGCCGCCTATCTCTGAGATTAGTGGAGACTTCACGGTAGATACTAGCACTTTTCACGTTGATGCAGACAACAACAGGGTTGGAGTGGGTACAGTATCCCCCAGTTATGACCTACATGTAGAAGGTGATGCCTTCATAAGCGATTCAATCCATACTACAAATTCACTAATTGAATCTATTTCAATTAACATTAGCAGTAATAACCAAACTCTTGTTGACTCTTTTATCATGGGTAATTATCCAAGTGTTGAATATTTTATTCAAATAAAACAAGGATCTAAAATACGCTGTTCAAAGGTTCATGTTATCACCGATGGTACCAGCATAGATAAAACTGAGTATGGCGTTTTAGAGTTAAATGGTTCTATATCTGGTATTTCTGTTGAAGTATCTACAAGTGGAATCAATGGTTTGCTGTATGTAACGGTAACTGATGGGGCAACAACGTCCGCAAAAGTATCAGTTAACAAGACTGCTATAAAGGTATAGCAAACATTACTATATATATCATGGCTTATTTAACAAACAGGAGTAAAAATGGCTGAGAAAGATTTCAAAGTTAAAAAGGGTCTAATCATTGGAGACCTTACCAATACTGGTTATGTAAAGGTTTCGACAGCTGGTTCAGCTGTAACAACTTCGTCTACTGTCCCAGCTTCTGACATCGCTGGAACCTTGACTGCAGCTAAAGGTGGTACTGGTGTTAACAACGGTGCTTCTACAATAACTGTTGGAGGCAACCTTAGCACGTCTGGTGCCACCACAATTGGTTCAAGTAGCCATACTGTAGCATTTGCTACCAGCGGTAATACTTCTGTTACTTTACCAACCTCTGGAACTCTTGCCACATTAGATGGAGCTGAGTCATTAACTAATAAGAAACTTGGTAGTCTTACTTCGAATGGTATCGTTACAACATCTGGTGGTGATGGTACTCTTAGTGTTACATCAACTACAGGATCTGGTGATGTTGTTTTGGCGACAAGTCCAACACTCACTAGTCCAACACTCGGCGCAGCATCTGCCACATCAATTAATGGACTCACAATCACAAGTAGTACAGGTACTTTGACTATTGCTAATAGCAAGACCGCAACCATCAGTAATACTTTGACCTTTACTGGTACCGATTCATCTTCAGTTGCTTTCGGCACAGGTGGTACAGTAGCTTACACTAGCAATACCCTGGGCGACTTTGGTGCAACAACCTCAGCTGAATTAGCTGGTGTTATCTCAGATGAAACTGGATCTGGTTCTTTAGTTTTCGGTACTGCACCAACTTTTACAACTAGTGTAGACGGTGGGGCATCATTTTCCGCATTCGCTAGTTCAGACAGTTTGACAGTTGGATACAGTGGCACTGACGCTTCGACAACAAATATTTCAACAGGTGCAGCAGGTAGTGGTAATACTAAGACTGTAAATGTTGGTACTGGAGGCGCAACTGGTTCTACTACTAACGTTAACCTTGGTTCATCTGAAGGTGGAACTGTTACTGTAAATAATGATCTAACAGTCCAGGGTGACTTGGTCGTTAATGGTACCACGACATCAATCAACTCAACTACTCTATCAGTAGACGATAAAAACATTGAGCTCGCCTCAACAGCAAGTCCTTCTGACGTTGCAGCAGATGGTGCAGGTATAACAGTAAAAGGTACAACTGATAAGACGTTTAATTGGGTTGATGCAACTGATGCGTGGACAGCATCTGAGCACATGGATATCGCTTCCGGTAAAGAGTATCACGTTAATGGAACTAGTGTTCTTAATGCAACAACTCTTGGCTCTGGTGTTACAACATCAAGCTTGACAGCGGTAGGCACAATCGCTACTGGTACATGGGAGGCAACAGATATTGGAATTTCCCATGGTGGCACCGGTGCTAGTACGGCTTCGGGTGCAAGGACCAACCTTGGTCTTGCAATAGGTTCAGATGTTCAGGCTTATAGCTCCGTTTTAGATGACGTTGCTGCTGAAACATACACTGGTAGCACATCAACAACTACCCTTGGAACAATTTCAACTGGCACATGGAATGGCACAACAATAGCCATTGCAAATGGTGGCACAGGTGCCACAACTGCAAACGGTGCCTTAAACAACCTGCTTCCATCACAGACAAGTGCTAATGGATACTACTTAAAGTCTGATGGTACAAATGCCGCATGGGCTGCCGTTCCAACTGGTGCAGCAGGCGATTTAACTGGTGATACTTTAGCTTCAAATGTTGTTAATTCAAGCCTAACAAGTTTGGGCACACTGACTGGCGCTACCGTTAATGGGGTAATAACACTTCAGGATAGCGCCACTAACGCAGCTAAGGTTGAAGCAATCGCATATGACCTAACAGCAGCTACAGCAACTGCTGTAGATACCGTTACTGCTTCTGGTGTACAAACCATAGAGTATACAGTCTCACTCATGCAGGGCACATCAACTGGCATGAAGATGAGAACATCAAAGGTTTTGGCTCACTACAATTCTGGAACTGGTGTAGTGGACTACTCAGAGTACGGAATCATAGAAACTGGATCCGCAGATATGGCTGGTGTAGCTGTAGAAGCTGCTCTTAATAGCAGTAATATAGAGCTTCAAGTTACGGTTACAGATGCAAATACATCTACAGTTACGTGTAGGGTTTTGAGAACAATTCTGTTATAATATATAACATAAAAAGTAAAGAGAAAGCCTAAAGGGACAGTGAACTGATGGCGGATAATAGTTTCAAGGTTAAAAATTCTATTGTTATACAAGGGGTTGAATTAGAATTATCTAATGCGACACCAAACTATGTCTTAGCCTTCGATGGTACAAAGTTTTCTCCTACTGCGTTTGTTTCTGGTGCACCAGAAGTATCGGATTCTGCACCTTCTGACCCTCTTGATGGTAGTTTGTGGTTTAATTCTAGTCAAGGTAGACTCTATTCTTACTATGATTCGTCTTGGGTGGAGCTATCTGGTCCCATTGGTGCAACTGGTCCAGTTGGCCCCACTGGACCAGATAGAATGTCCGTGTCGGCATCTGAGCCTTCTAGTCCTAATTCTGGTGATCTATGGTTCAACTCTAATCAGGGCAGGCTTTACTCTTACTACGATTCAACTTGGGTAGAAATATCTGGTGCGATTGGCCCGACTGGTCCGACAGGACCTACGGGTCCAGATAGATTATCCGTATCAGATGATGCACCGTCGTCACCTAATTCTGGGGATTTATGGTTTGATTCTTCAAGTGCAAGCTTGTTTTCTTACTATGACTCAGCTTGGATAGAGATCACCGGAAGAAGGGGCACCGAAGGGCCGACTGGTCCAACTGGTCCAGCTCAACTTGCCGACGTTTCTGAGTCTCAACCTTCTAATCCACAAACAGGTCAGCTATGGTATAATACTTCTAGTGGAACTTTGAATGTTTACGATGGGAGTTCTTGGAATTCTGTTTAAGATATGAAGATAGCTGTATATACAATTGTAAAAGATGAAGAAAAGTTTATTGAGCGTTGGGCTAAATCGTGTGCAGAGGCAGACTATCGGCTAGTTGTCGACACTGGCTCTACTGATAACACGGTTGATAAAGCCATGGCTAGCGGCTGCGAAGTTGTATCTATCACTATAGATCCTTGGAGATTTGATGATGCAAGAAATGCGGCACTTGCCCTAGTTCCATTTGACGTAGATTATTGTATTGCCCTAGATGCTGATGAGGTTTTATCTAAGGGGTGGCGTGATCATTTTGAAGATCTTGATCCATTAGTTACTAGGCCTAGGTATAGGTATGTTTGGTCTTGGGGTGATGAGGGGTCTGAAGGCCTAGTGTATTCTGGTGACAAGATTCATGCTAGACATGGCTACCGTTGGAAGCATCCTGTTCATGAGGTTCTTAAGCCAGTTGCCGTAGAAAAGCAGGGGTGGATAGGTCTTGAGATATATCACCATCCAGACAATGCTAAGTCTAGATCACAATATCTACCTTTGTTGGAGTTAGCAGTTAAAGAAGATCCCAATGATGATCGTAATAGGTTCTATCTGGGTAGAGAATATATGTTCAATGGAATTAAGGAAAAAGCTGAGGAACATCTTCTTAAGCATCTTGAGTTATCAAGTTGGAAGCCAGAAAGATCTACAGCTATGAGATATCTTTCAAGGATAACAAACGATACTTTTTCTTGGCTTTTAAAAGCGTGCGCAGAGTCACCAGATAGAAGAGAACCGTGGATTGAGTTAGCAGAGTTTTACTACAGGCATGAAAAGTGGCACGGATGCTTTTCGGCTGTAATGAATGCTTTTGAAATAAAGGAAAAACCTTTAGAGTATCTATGTGAAGATCAAGCTTGGAACTCTCACCCTTACGACTTAGCTTCTTTTTCTGCGTGGAAGTTGGGATTATTAGACAAGGCTTTAGAGTATGCCCAAAAAGCTTGTTTGATTTCTCCTAATGATGAAAGATTAATTTCGAATTTGAAGTTCTTTGCCGACGTTAAAATAAATCAAACCATAATCAATTAAACGTAATTTGCGATAACTTGTGTTACTATAATGGGGACGCATGACTAAGCTCTATAATCTTGTTAAGAGGTAAAAATGGCACTTAATTTTCCTGATAGCCCATCAGTAAATGATACATATACAGTGGGGGACGCCAGCTGGATATGGGACGGAACTGCCTGGATCAGACAGGTAGTTATAACGAGTGAACTATCTAATATTGGTGATGTAACAATCACAGATGTTTCTTCAGGAGACTTTCTTAGACACAATGGTTCTAATTGGATAAATGATCCTGTAGATTTAGCTACGGACACGGTCGGCAACTATGTTAAGTCATTAGTTGCTGGAACTGGTGTTACACTTACCGATAATTCTGGCGAGTCCGCTACGCCAACAATTGCAATCGGTCAGCCAGTAGGTACAACTGACAATGTCACATTCAACAATGTAACTTCAGATCTTACAGGTGACGTTACGGGTAACGTTACTGGTAATGTAACAGGTAACCTTACAGGTGACGTAACAGGTGATGTAACAGGAGATGTCACTGGTAACCTTACTGGTAATGTTACTGGAAATGTAACAGGTAACCTAACCGGTGACGTTAGTGGGGATGTTACTGGTAACCTTACTGGCAATGTAACAGGTGATGTAACGGGTAATGTTACTGGAAATGTAACAGGTAACCTAACCGGTGACGTTAGTGGGGATGTTACGGGTAACCTTACTGGCAATGTAACAGGTGATCTTACAGGTGATGTAACGGGTAATGTTACTGGCAACCTTACAGGCAATGTAACCGGTGATGTAACTGGGAACGCAGATACTGCAACGACACTTGCTACGCCCAGGACAATTCAGATTTCTGGAGATGTAGCAGGCTCAGCATCTTTTAATGGTTCTAGTGATATAAATATTAGTGCAACCATACAAGCTGACAGTGTTGCCCTTGGTTCAGACACAACTGGAAACTATGTCAATTCTCTGGTTGCTGGAACTGGAATTAGTCTTACGAACAACTCGGGAGAGGGAGCTACGCCGACTATAGCTGTTAATACTGATGCTATAGCGACTAAAACTTATGTTGATTCTATAGCTTCAGGTATACATTGGCACGAAGCTGTTGACCTAGCAACAGCTGCTGCCCTAGGAAATACTCCATCTTACGATAATGGCACTAGTGGAGTTGGCTCAACTTTATCTGCCACTACCAATGGCAGGCTAAATATAGATGGCGCAAATGCAACTAATGGCGATAGAATATTGGTTAAGGATCAGTCATCAGCAGTTCAGAATGGTATATATACAGTTACTGATCAGGGTTCTTCAACAACTACTTGGGAGTTGACAAGAGCCACAGATGCAGACGGAAATATTGATTCTGTTAATGCCGGCGATGCTGTATTTGTATTGTCTGGTACAAATAATAATAATCAAGGTTTTGTTGTAACATCACAAGGTTCTGGAACTAATGAAGTTCATACTATAGGTACAGATTCTATAACATATACCCAATTTACAGGAACCAATACAATAACTCCAGGTACAAATCTTGAAAGAAATGGTAATACTCTAGATGTAGCTGGTGAATTAACGGGTTTAACTTCTGTTACTGCAACTCATTTATATGGTGATTTAACCGGTGATGTTACTGGTGATGTTTACTCGTCAAACGGAACATCAAAAGTTTTAGAGTCTGGTACGGATGGAACAGATGCAAGCTTTACTGGAAGTGTTACCGGAAATGTAACAGGTAACGTTTATGGCGATCTCACTGGTGATGTAACAGGTGATGTTACTGGTGATCTCACTGGAAATGTAACTGGAAATTTAACTGGTTTAGTTTACAGTAATGAAGCCACACCATCTGTTGTTGTTGATAATATAAATAAAAGTTTTAATGGTGATTTAACAGGTAATGTAACTGGGGATGTTACGGGTAACCTTACTGGAAATGTAACAGGTGATGTTACAGGCAATGTAACTGGTGATGTTACTGGTGATCTTACTGGAAATGTAACAGGTAATGTAACGGGCGATTTGACTGGTGACGTTACCGGTAATGTAACGGGTAACGTGACAGGTGATGTTACGGGTAATGTTACTGGAAATGTTACCGGCAATGTCACGGGTAATCTTACAGGCGATGTAACCGGTGATTTAACAGGGGGTGTCACGGGTAATGTAACTGGAAATGTCACTGGTGATGTTACAGGTAATGTCACTGGTAATCTTACTGGTAACGTTACTGGTGACTTAACCGGTGATGTCACCGGCGACGTTACGGGTAACATTTATAGCCAAGACGCCACACCAGTTCTATTAGTCGATTCCCTAAATAGGACTTTTACCGGAGATTTAACTGGCGATGTTGATGGCGACTTATTGGGCAATGTTACTGGTAATGTAACGGGTGATCTTACGGGTGATGTAACAGGAAATGTTACGGGTAATGTTACGGGCAATGTCACAGGTAATGTCACAGGTAATGCAAGCACAGCTTCAGCCTGGCAAACTTCAAGAACAATATCATTATCTGGTGATGTTACTGGTAGTGTTTCTGTTGATGGATCTGAAAATGTTTCAATAACTACTACTATTCAGCCAAATTCAGTCGCACTAGGTACAGATACTACTGGAAATTATGTGTCTGGTGCAGCAGCCGGTACCGGTGTGTCGCTGTCATTTACTGCTGGTGAAGGCGCAACTCCGACTTATTCAATTGGTCAGGCTGTAGAAACAACTTCTGACGTAACCTTTAACACCGTTACTGCTGATGTCACAGGTGACCTTACTGGTAACGTAACTGGTAATGTGACAGGTAACGTAACTGGATCAGCAGATTCCTGGACTACTTCCAGGACAATAACCTTAGGTGGAGATTTAAACGGTTCTGTTTCGATAGATGGTTCAGCAGATGTGACCCTAACCGCTACAGTCGCAGCTGATTCAGTTACTCTTGGTACGGATACTACTGGAAATTATGTTGAGTCAATTACAGCTGGCACTGGCGTAACCGTTACTTCCGGCACTGGCGAAGGTGCATCAACTACAGTAGCTATTGGGCAATCAGTAGAAACTTCTGCTACACCAAACTTTAATGGTGCGACCCTAGGTAATATGCAGTTTGGCATAACTGGGGCAAATGAAATAGACACAACATCAGATGGTTTAATTCTGGATTCTTCCTCTGGAGAAACTACAGTAGATGATAATCTTACAGTAACAGGCACCCTTGACGTAACTGGTGCTGCAGTGTTCAGCAGCACTATTCAAGCTGGTGGCGACATCAATGCTAACAGCTACAAGGTTACAGGTTTGGGTGCACCTACGCAGGCATCTGATGCAGCCACAAAGGGGTATGTTGATGCTGTGTCCGAAGGTCTGCATGTTCACGAACAGGTTCATGCTATAGCAACGTCTTCTTTGGCGACAATAACTGGTGATACAGTAACTTATGACAATGGTACAAGTGGAGTAGGTGCAACTTTAACTTTGAGCACTGCTCTTGATCTTGCCGGTGGAGATATTGATGGCGATACTGATATTACTACTGGAGACAGAATCATTGTTGCTGGCGAATCAACATCTGCTCATAACGGTATTTATGTTGTAACTTCTACAACAGTTTTAACTAGAGCTGATGACTTTGATACTCCAACAGAGATGGCTGGTGGTGACTTTATATTCGTCACACACGGTACTCAGTATGCTGACACTGGCTGGGTTCTTTCTGAGCCTGTAAGCACTGTTGGCTCAGATGCCGTAACGTTCATTCAGTTCTCTGGTGCCGGTACGTACACTGCGGGGACTGGTCTTACTTTAACTGGTGGAGAGTTCTCTGTCAATGCCTCACAAACTCAGATTACAGCTGTTGGTACAGTTGCAACAGGTACGTGGCAGGGGTCGGTTATAGACTCAACTTATGGCGGTACTGGTGTAAACAACGGTGGTAGAACTATAACTGTTAATACCGGTGACCTAACTATAGAGGCAGCTACTCCAAATTCTTCAGTCACTTTCCCTGCTACGGGTACTATGGCAACACTTGCTGGAGTAGAAACTCTGACAAATAAAACTCTTACTTCACCTACTGTTGATACTCCTGCTCTCACATTGTCTACCACAACATCCTCAACAGATGGACGTGTCGCATGGGATTCAACGAACGACAAGATTGTTGTTGGTAATGGTACTGATGAGATTGAGTTTAGTTCCTCATTAGTTGGACTAAGTCAGCAGACAGCATCTTATACTTTAGCAATTGGTGATAAGGATAAGATGGTAGAGGTGTCGAATGCTTCGGCAAATACTGTTACTGTTCCGCCTGAATCAAGTGTTGATTTCCCAGTTGGTTCACAGATTATGGTTCTTCAAACCGGTGCTGGTCAAACTACGATAGCTGCAGGGTCGGGTGTTACGGTTAATGCGACTCCAGGTCTTAAGTTGAGAGACCAGTGGTCAATGGTAACTTTAATAAAGAGGGGTTCAGATTCTTGGGTTGCAACTGGAGACTTGTCAGCCTAATGAATTTATGTTAAAATGAAAAAAGTTTTATAGTATGGTAGGTACAAAATATGGCAGTTAAAGACTATGGTGGTAAAAAGCCAGTAATAAATGGTGTTACAAGATCCCTTGATTATGATAATAGTATATTCTTTGCCTTTGATGTGGAATATGCAGGTAGAGATGGTTCTACCGACTTGGTTTACACAACTGAGGCGTATGTTGACGGGGTATTGGATCACACAGAAACTGGAACTTCTGCACTTGCCACAAATACTTGGGTTGCTACCGAAGGAACTACCTACACTTTCAAATGCTACGTCACGTCAGCTGGTGTTGACAGTGATATTTATGAGTTTTCTACCCCATATAAGGTTATTGGTGCACCAGGATCTGTGGGAACAATAACCACTTCGGTAAGCAGTTCAACTGCCTTAACACTATCTTGGTCTGAAGCAACTGATCTTGGATCTGATGATACAGCTAATGTTAGTTATCAGATTTATTACAGGGTTAATGGTACCTTACCTTATACTTTATTTGGTGGAGTTAGTTACGGTACAACTTCAGAGACTGTTACTGGACTTGATTCAAATAATACTTATGATTTTAAGGTTGTTACAAAGAATAGTTTGTTTACCTCCGATGATACTACCTCTTCATCCACTGTCGCTAATATCCCACTTTTAGTTCCTCCTTCAGATGTAACTGGTCTTACAGCAACTCCAGGCACAACAACGGATCCTGGTACATTCAGTATATCTTGGACTGGGGTTGGTGCGGGCGGAACGGGAAATGACGCTATAGGTAATATAACTTATACTGTATATTATGGTACAACTTCTAGTCCATCAACGTCTTTAACTACGACTTCTTCAACTTCGGCATCATTTGATTCCGCTACTTTGGGTCAAAACTATTGGTTTAAAGTTGTAACAAACAACTCCGCTCAGTCAAGTACTGGTTTAACAGTTGCCGGTGGATATGCAACTGGTGTTCCTGGTACTGTGACTTCTGAGAGTTTTTCTAGAACTGGTTCTGGACAAGTTTTTGTAGATTGGACAGATGCTTCAACGACAGCCGGTGAAACCGCTGCTAATATCAGCTACGAATTGTCTTATGGGGTAGGGAACTATGACACCGTTGCCTCTCTAACTACCGGAACTAGCTTAACGCTTACTGGGTTAACTGGTGGTTCGACTTACCAATTCAGGGTAAGAGTTAAGAATACTAGAACAAATGTTTTTGGGTCATATTCAGATTTAGGAACTTTCTTAGTTTTTGGTACTCCAGATACACCAACTGGGTTAACTAGCACCCATGAGGCTACTGGAGAGAACGGAATTGATACTGTAGGAGAAAGCTTCGTTGCTTCGTCTGATCATACTGTAGAGGTTGGTCAGGGTTATGGTAATAAAATTACTGTTACATGGAGTGCAGCTAGTGGTTCTGGTGATTCAAGTGTAACCTATGATCTTGAAGTGGCTACAACGACAAACAGTGCTGATTCCGAAGCTTCGGCGTCTTTCAGTAATCTTGTTACTGGAACTGCATCTACTTCTTATAGTCATACAGGATTAACATCTGGTACATTCTATTCGTATAGGGTTAGAACTAATAACGATGTAGCTAGTTCTTCTTACAGTTCTCCTACGAGCTGGCAAATTGCCGCAAATATTCCTGATGATCCAAGTAGTATTTCTGTCTCTTCAACTGGAACAACTGGTGAAATTACCATTACGTGGTCCCATACAGATTGGGGTTCCTCCACTAGTACCGGAACACCTGCAAGAAACTATAAGATATATAAGGCTTTAACACCTTTGGATTCAACTACAACTTATACTCTTGTTGGTATTGTAGCTGATTCTCTCAATTCTCAAACCTTTACTGTTACAGGTTTAGATAATGACGAGTATTTTATTAGTGTAAATCCTTATAACGGATATTATGAAAGAAACGGTGCAGGACAAGCAACTTCACCGTTCTTCCCGCCATATTTCCCACCGTTCTTCCCGCCGTTCTTCCCGCCATACTTCCCACCATATTTCCCGCCATTCTTCCCGCCATACTTCCCACCTTATTCCCCACCGTTCTTCCCGCCATTCTTCCCGCCATTCTTCCCGCCATTCTTCCCGCCGTTCTTCCCGCCATACTTCCCACCGTGGTTCCCACCATTCTTCCCGCCATACTTCCCGCCATACTTCCCACCATACTTCCCGCCATCCTTCCCTGCAGGTAGGCAGTAGGACCAAAAGTAATGGTTGCCCCCCTCTGGCTTGATTGTCAGAGGGGGGTAGTGGTATAATATATGGATGAGTGAAATTATGGAAGAAAAATCATTAATTAATCCAGGCCACTTTGGTGATTCTGTAGATAATATAGTCATTGAGAAAAACTTTGTTGAACTCAATGACTTAAAGGTCCTTCAGGATTTTTTCCCCACAATAGATAGATGGGAAAATCCTATGGAAGATGAGTTCAATGAAGATGGTACATGTACCTATGACGCTGCGTATTGGTGGGATAGGATGTGTTCGGGTAGAATAATAGGTGAAATAAATCCCGATATATATAATCTGATAGATAAATATGTTAAGAAAATGCAGTACTTACTGGAAGATAAGTTTAATGTAAAACTTTATCAGAGACCACCTGTTTTAATTAGATGGCTTCCGGGTAACGAGCAGCAACCCCATGCCGATAAACAGTTAAACGATGGCTCACCCAACCCTTTTCCAACTTATGACATTAATTCTATTGTATATTGGAATGGTAATTTTGAAGGAGGAGAGTTTTATTATCCAGAGTTTGATATAGAGTTAAAGATTGAACCTGGTTTAGCTGTTGCCCATCCGGGCGACATACACTATCTGCATGGTGTAAAAAGAATGATATCAGGAGAGAGATGGACTACACCATCATTTTATACGATAACTGAGGTTATGTAGTTGAGAACAATTAAAATTAATGATATTTATATCGTAATAAATTTTTTTTCTCAAGATGAAATTAATTTCTTTTCTAAATTTTTTGAGATAGCTGAATATATAGATGGTGACTCAGTAGGTGGTTTGGAAGAAGCTTTAGATTGGTCAATGTCTTCAAAAAGTGAAGATAATTTAGCCTTAGTAAATAAAGCTCAATCTATAATGGTTCAAAAGTATACTCTATCAAAGCAACTGATTGAGAAAAGCTTTAACTGTGCCCTTAGTAGCGAAACAATTGGTACGATATCTCGATGCAGGGAGGGATGGGGACTGCATCGCCATATTGATAATTATGATGGTACAGGGCTAGATATACCAACACCTGCTGGACATCCCAGTAGGGACATAAGCACCATTATTTATTATGGTACCGAATTTACTGGTGGAGAACTAGAGTTTCCAGATTTGTCAATAGAGATTAATCCTCTTCCAGGATCATTGATATATTTTCCTTCAGATAAAAATCATCAACATCTTGTAAACCCTGTGTTATCTGGCTATAGGTTTACTTCCACTGGTTTTTGGAATATATTGGAAAAATATGAATAAAAAGATAAAAATAAAAGATATACATATTATGTATAATTTATTTAGTGAAGAAGAGATGTCTATTTTTTCTGAAGCGTTTTCTTCTTTTACCTTTAAGGCAAGCTCTTGGGGTATTCCGGAGAAACCTAGAGATAACCATTCGTCCATTGACTGGTCTCATGCAAGTAAGGATCAACACTTAGCCAGTTTAGCTTCTGAAGTTGATAGTATTTTAAAGATTAAAAACAACTTCTTAAGAAAAGAAATGGAAAAAGATTTTGACTGCTTGTTAGACCATGAGGAAAACTCTTCAATAATTAAGTCTGGACCTGGTTTTTCTATTGATTTGCATTGGGATCAAATTGGTTCTAGCGGTGATTTACTGCCAACGTTTGGTGGGCATCCTAGAAGGGACTATAGTACTGTAATATATTTTAATGATAATTTTACTGGTGGAAATTTAATATTTCCGTATTTAGGAATAGAAATTGAACCGGTAGCAGCTTCTGTGGTATACTTTCCGTCAACTGACAAATACGAGCACGCCGTGACTGAGATTCTATCTGGACATAGAATAACATCAGCTGGTTTCTGGCATGCCGCCGAGAAAGGTAATTGATTTTAATATGCGCAAAGAACACTTAGGTGATCCATCATTAGGAATTGTGGTATATAAAGATACGATATCCCAAGAAGATAATATACCACTTAGGTTGGAGACATCTTTGAGAGATAGTAGTCATGAGTATTTTAAGTGGCACGATTCCCTCGTGGGAGAAGGTGTTAAGATGCCAGACTATAGAGACTGTGTAGACTTTAAGATGGATGAAAAATTTATTACCGGAACACCTTCTGAATTTTCAGATCTTGTAGATGTCTACACTACAGTTGCATCTATGCAGAAAGACTGCCTTAAGGATTATTGTTCTACATATGGTATATCGATGAACTATATGGAGGCAATTAACTTTGTTAGATATGGAGTTAAAGAGCACTTCAGTGTCCATTCCGATCACGGATTCTCTTATATTTGCACAGTGTCTTGCGTATCTTATATAAATGATGATTACGAGGGTGGGGAGCTATATTTCCCTCACCTTGATATAACATGGAAGCCAGAAGCTGGTGACAGTGTATTCTTCCCTTCAACATATATCTTTGCACATGCGTCTAAGCCGGTTACGTCAGGTATAAAATATAGTGCAGTAACGATGTTTGATTACAATGACGATGCGCATCAACATGCTGGCTTCTCAAGAGATTTTGGACAAAAGTATGTTCAACCAGAGAAGCCTTCAATTGATCCTGACACTGCTCCAGTTGTTAAGAGCGGTGGAACTGCCCCAGCTAAGAAGTCTGATACCGCTGTTGGTATGGATGAATCAAAGTTAAGGCAGATAATTCAAGAGGAAATCCAAAGCTATGCCATGGAAAGCTATAAGCAGTGGCAGGCAAATGGTGGCGATATGACTAACATGGGTCAATATCAGCAATATGTAGCAGGAGGAAAGTAGTGTCCAAGCTTACGTTAATAAGAACACATCAGATCTCGCCTGAGGTTAAACAGTCAAGACTGAGAAGAGACTGGATGGATGATACCTATAACAAACATGCCTATAGATGTCTTCCACTCAGTGCTGCAAATGTAAATGGTTGGGAAGCCATTTTGCAGCAGGACGTTGTTGTCACTTGGGAAGGTGGCAACAACGTCCCACAAATCATTGAGGGTGATGTTTATCGTGGAAGAACTATCGCTGACTGCAGTAAAATAGGTATGATTGATTTTCATATAGGATGGACGTTTAAAACAGAGCCTGGATTCCATACATGGATAAGCGGTTCACCTAACTACTTTGTTGATGGTGCAGTTCCTTTGACAGCTAGCGTACCTTCAGACTGGTGGCCAGATGAGGTTCATGAAGGCTGGAAAATCACCAAGGTAAACGAACCTGTAGTATTCCCTGCAGGCATGCCTTTTGTATTTTTCATGGTTTATCCTTCAACACTTATGCCGGAGATGGATGTTGAAGTAGAGTATCTTTGGGATAAACCGGATCTAATGAATGAAAGAACGTCATATAATCAGGCTAAAATGAAGAAATCACGAGATGAGCCTTGGACATGGATGAACGGCATAAGAACAGGTTTAAATGAAAAAGGTGATAGAATAGGCCCTAGACATGAGGGCTTGCCTACCCTAAAAGAACCAGAGATCAAGGAGGTCCCCTACAATGAATGATGTTCCTAGTAAAATGAAAGTTATAACTCCCTTAGGTAGTGAAGAGTTTACGTTAGAAAAGGGTGAAGATAAGTTGACCCTGTCAATATTCAAGGGTTCTGCGGATTTAAATATTGTTATAGATGATGAAGACTTACTTTTGGCAGAAGGTGAATTAGATGTTCCTTTTGATTGTAGGTTAATTTTTTCACTAGACAGTGATAAATGTGTGGTTAAATTAGAAGATCCTACTTTAGATGAAGTTTATCTTGAATCAATATGCGAGGTTGTGTAATGTCTATATATGATGTACAGGTTAAGTCTATAGATGACGAAGATAATTTTATGGAACAGTTTAAGGGTAAGGTAACTCTTATTGTTAATACTGTATCTAAATATAATTATACACCGCAGTGTTCCACTTTCTGGTCGTATGCAAGATCTGTTAGGCATTTCTGGCAGCTTCAAAAGCTTCAAGACGAATTCGGGGATAGAGGATTCAGCGTCGTTGCTTTCCCCTGTAATCAGTTTGTTCAGGGCCTTATGGAGACTGGTACAAATGAAGAAATAAGCTCCTTCATGAAAGAAACATATCCATTTATTACTTTTCCTATAGCTGAAAAGGTTGACGTTAATGGACCGAATGAATGTGAAGTTTATTCCTTATTAAAGGGTAAAGCTTTAAGAAATAAGTCCGACAACATGGCTGATAACTCTCAGGCAGCACAGGATGGATGGAATCAAGAGGGCGCAGCCTTGGCTAGAATACCCCACGTATGGGAGATGTTTGTTGTTGGTAGAACTGGGACAATGATAGGAAGATTCAATTGGCAGGCAATGCCACTAGACGATGTTCCTTTGACCACAGGAGAAAGTTGGACAATTAGAGAATGTATAGATGAGGTTCTGGGTTAGAACCTATTACTATAATGTTTGTTCGAAATCATTAAGGAGTTTATTATGGCCCTTTCAGAAGAAGCTGTTAATAGAGCTAAGCAAAAGTCAATAGAGTTTTTAGAGTTTGGCGTAGCCTCTATGGCAACATCTCTAGGAGTTGCACTAGATGATCTTACTGTTGATTATATTATTCCAGTATCAGAAGATGATCATAGTTATGAGTCTTATAAATCTATGAAAGAGATGTACATCAACCTTTCAAAGTTAAAGGTGTGATATGAAGAAGTTTACGCTTTCAAAAAAAGACTTAGATACTATGGCTTCAGAGGTGGGGGCTAGAGAGGCATCTGTTTATCCGGATCTTTCATGTGAACCTTTTGATTCTGGAGATTTTCAACAAAGAACTGTATCCTTTAACAAAGATAAGCTAGCATGGATTGCTTCTAATAGGGAATACCTTAATTCTATAATATTAGGACATAGCGGTTTTGCTAATATAAGAGATGAGTTAGACGATAGTAGGTCGTTATGAGTTTAAGAAATTACGATCCCGCCAACCCTATCAACACTTTTTCTGCAACTAGTGAGGTAGATTATTGTGAGGAAAAATTAACTGAGATACTATTGCTATTGGGTTATTCTGCTGATCAGTTAAACGTTCTAACTATTGATGAAGTGGTAGAAAAAATTAGGGAAATATTTCCATACCAAAGAATTAAAAGTGAGCTACGTGAATTTGGTCAAGTTTTAACATCTGCTCAGATTAATGTAAATATAAGATGCATAGCTTTAACATCTTCAGTTAGAAGATTATGGTATAGGTATAACATAGCAAAGGCGGCAGCAAATGCATAGTATTGTAGACAATAGATTTCTTGTGACAAGTACAGTAACTAGAGAGGTTAGCAACTACGCTGGAAGATCTCTTGAATATGACTGGGATGAAGTTGTCGGTGATATATCAAGGGCAGTGGGTGAATATAATAACTCTATAAACTTGGACAGAAGAGTTGTTGCCGTAGGGGTTGTAAATAAAATTCATCTATGGGATATCGTAGGTTCTAATCAAGAAGGTTGGAAGGATCACATTTTCTTAAGTGTTGGCTTCTATTGCCAGATGGTAATGGATATGATTAAGCCCACCAATGCACTTATTGTTGAGCCTGATACTCACTTTGAATTATTGGCACTATTAGCTAATTCAGGATGTAATTTAACATTTGTTAACAATGAGTCTTTGTTTATATTTGAAAACTTTGTTAGAGACTTGCCATCTTACCCCTTTTCATTTCCCTATAGAACTGTAGATATGCAAGACTTATCTTCGTTGACAGGAGAATTTGATTTCGTAAGTGCGCCTGTTTACGACTTTGTTGTGGACAACAACTTTATGGAAGATATTGTATCTTCAGTTGCTTCTGGCGGAGTTATACTTGGTGAGTATGGTAATGAGTCTGGTAGGCTCTATACGGAAGATTATTATATGGAACCTGTTGTTGACGTTTACGAGCAGCTATTGGATAGGGATGATGTAACTTCTTATCACCTCTCTCACGGTATTGGCTATCAAGTAATAATTAAGAAGTAGTGAACTAAAGTCTTTATTTGTCATTGAATTTTGTTTATTGTTATAGTATAATTATGTATTATGTTTAGGAAGGGTTTCATATGAGCGATACAATGAGTGCGCAGCAGCAAGAACAGCAGGATTATGATTTACCCCCGGGTGCTTTTCTCTCTAATATAATATTTCCAGATACACCTATTATTGGTGATGATGAATTAAAAGAAATATCAGAGTTCAAAGTTGAAAACCTTGGCGGTGGAATTCTAATATTTAAAAACGTACTTAAGTTTGATGAAGAACCGGTATACCAGTATCTAGATGACAGAGCTGCGAAGTCTCATCAAAATAGGTGGGAATATATTGAAGCTGAAGATGGTGAGACTTACGGTATAAATGAAGATGGGTTCAGATATAGACCAGAAGACATTCCCGCTACGCCTGTTAGAATTCTTCATCCGATAGATCCAGATACACCTGATAATATTCGTGACTTTTTCTATAATATGGAAGATACTATTTATAAGTGTCTGATTAAGTATGTTGATCATTTTCCTCTTATCGTAGGGTGTTTGTGGTGGAAAAATAGGGGCCACATTCTTAGGTATCAAGACCAAGGTGTGCTGGGTGCCCATTGTGATAATGATACAAACTATAAAGTTACAGAAGGTGTTAGATATATGCCTAGGGGTCAGATGGCAGCCAGACAAACGTGTGGAGCATTAGTGTATCTAAATGATTCTGTTGATTCTGAGGATGATTTAGACGGTAGAAATTTTGTTGGTGGTCATTTGAGATTCTTCCACTTAAATATTGACTATAAGCCAGAAAAAGGCGATATAGTTTTCTTTCCTACAAATTATATGGCCTCACATGATGTTGACAGAATGGAAGCAGGCGTTAGGTATAGTTATCTTTCTTTCTTTGGTCAGGGATCTCCTCATAGAGAGGCAAATATAGAAATAGCTGAAACAGATGCCTCTACCCAATGGTGTCCTGCTGTGTGGATGAACAATATATACGATGACTATGAGCGCTACTGTAAGTCTGAGTACTCAAGATTTACGACTGGTGAAGAGACCTATATTGGTATAAACCCAGTCTATCAGGGTAGATGTGTTGCTCAGTATGGTACAACTCATGAGGCGGAGGAGATTCCTGGAACGGACGCTGCGAACTGCGGCACTGATCCGGTTATCATAGGTCAGGAGCAGTAAATGTTACCCAATAACTGTGAGTTGTTGGGTAATGGAATAGTTTTATTTAGGAATAAAATTAATGTACCTGATGGCATAACTGATTATCTTTTAAAACTAAAAAACGATGCTAGGGAAAAGCATTATTCATATGTTTATGATGAAGATGGGAATGCTCTTTATGCTACTAACAAAAGTGGACATCGTTTTAAGATAGAGGATATTGATAAAAGCTGCAGTAGAATAACTGATTTTTATGATCACTTTGAATCAGACTGGCAGAAAGAATTCTTTTCTCACTGTGAAGAGATGCTGTACCGATCTATGATTGAGTATGCATCAATATATCCTATGATCTTACCTTGTTTATGGTGGAAAACTCAGGGGCATGTACTAGCATATGGGGCTGGGGCAGATCTAGGTCTGCATTGTGATAACGACATAAATTTTTCTCCTGGATTTGAGCCAGACTATCAACTAGGGATACGTCATGTACTAGCTGCAATAACGTATTTCAATTCTTCTACAGAAGAATATGAGGATGGGAATTTTACTGGTGGAGAGATTTACTTTCCTTACGCAGAATTAGTTTATAAACCACAGCGTGGTGATGTGTTAATGTTTCCAGCTAACTTTATGTGTGCGCATGAAGTTAAGGGTGTAAAAGAGGGCAACAGATTTGCTTATCTTGAATATTTTGGTCAGGGTTCTTCCGATCCGACTAGGGGTGTTCAGGTTTCTGATCCAGTAGATGGAATATTTGGTGGTCAGGTGTGGATGCCAGATCTATTTGTTGATTATCAAAATTATGTGATAGAATTTTATGGAGAAACTTATGATGATCATAAGTTAATGCCGGTTAGTAGAGATTTTCATAGTTCTAATACAAAGCAAGAGGTTGAGAAATGATTTATAATGATGTTGAGGCCGAGCATTTAGGTGGCGGCGTTGTGCTTTTTCGAAATGCTGTAGACTACGATTTTGATTGGACTTATGAGATTTTTTGTAGAGCCTTAGACGAAGAGCAGGCTGCTATGTATGATATAACTTCTGATCCAGAAACTGGTGAGGAAACTTACATGAATAAGAGTGGATATCTTTTTAGTAAAGACTCTATATATTCCATGCCCAGAAGGGCCTCAATGATGCATCAAGACCCTAGGGATGAGGTTCACAAGTTATTCAATTTTTTAGAGGAGTCTAAAGATAAATATTTATTAAAATACTTTGAGATGTTTCCTTTAGCTTACAATTGTGTATGGTGGAAGGTAAAGGGGCATGTAGTATCTTATAGGGATGGCGTGTACCTTGGTAGTCATTCTGACACAAGCGCAGAGTATATATATGGAGTACATTCTACTAGAGATGAACTAGCTCTTAGGAGTATAATTTCTTGTCTAGTTTATGTTAATTCTTCCGTTGATTCTGAGGAGGAGTTGACAGGTAACAATTTTACTGAAGGTCATCACTATTTTAATTACTTAGATATTGATTACCAACCTAAAGCAGGAGATATACTTATGTTTCCTTCTAATTTCATGGCTGCGCATGAAGTTAAGCCTGTTGGAAAGGGGCATAGGGTTTCATATCTCGGATGGTATAGTCAGGGAACTCCTAATCCTTCAGTGTATGAAGACGTATGTGACCCAGTTAAAGAGCCGGAAAAAGCAAGAATTAGTACTAACGTCTACATGCCCACACTCAGAGAAGATTATAGAGAATATTTATTAGCCAAAGGTTATGATAAGAGCTCTGAGCAGTACAAGGTAACAAATCTTAACACGTAGGAAAGTATATGGGCTTTGATAAAATGAAATGAAAGAGGTTATTATGGAATCAGTTCACTTAGGTATGGGTATAGTCGCATGTGAAAATGTTTTAGACATTGATAATGATTTAGTTACAGAGTACACATCTTGGCTTAAGAAGAATGAAGAAGATTCTTTTACATATTACGAGGAAGATGGCGTAAAGTATGCTAGAAATAAGACAGGATTTAAATTTAGATTAGATGATATTAATTTAGCTCCACAAAGATTTCTGGATCTTAAAGGGGAGCAAATAGGCAGAGCGCCAAAGCCTGAATGGGTAGAATTTATACAAAAGTGTGAGGATGCAATCTACGATGCGTTGGTTGAGTACTGCGCCTACTTTCCAGATGCTGCCACTACAGCTTGGTGGAGACCAAAAGGCCATATCGCTGGTTATGAAGATGGTCAGCATATAGGTGCTCACTGTGATGATCAGATTCCTTGGGAATGGGGATCTAGACCTCAAAATCAAGTCTCTATGCACAACAGCACAAGTGTAAATTTATATTTAAATGAATGCGGAAAAGACTATGAGGGTGGGCAAATGCATTTTCCAAATATAAATGTTGAGTATAGTCCTAAGCCTGGGACTGTATTAATATATCCTTCTAATTACATAGGTAGACATGAGGTGTACCCAGTTACTAGTGGAGCTAGGTACGCATTTTTGACAATGGCTTGTTATGGTGTAGACTTTGAAAGAGATGAAGTTATAGGTCAAGAAAATCCATATAGAATATGGATGCCAGATCTTATAGAGGATTCTAAAGCTAGAATGATGTCAGGAAATTATAAGTTATAATGAAAATTTATAAGTTGTTAGCCAACTCATATGAGGACTTACTATTTAGCGCCGAGTCAATTCATTCTGCTTTAATTAATGGTAAAGCCGTTGTTGTTCCTTCTATGGACTTAAAACCTGATGAGCAGATGGAGATAATGAAGTCGGTTTACTCTTGTGAACCAATTGATCCAGAGCAGGTGGGAGGGGCAAACTTTAAGCAAGGTCACTTCCATGAGGGTCAGGTCAAGTATGGTCCTGACAGCACTCCTGATGAACTTCTAAGGTATGTGCATAGCAACTGGCATTCAGATGAAAGTCCCATATCTGATCCTGAAACTTCGATTCCAACATTTATAAGTATGAACATGAAAGTTTTTACTTGCTCTCCCGATTGCGGTAAAACTGTTTTTGTAGATAAAGAAGAAATGTTTGAAGATCTGCCGCCTAGGCTGAAGAAAATTTTAGGTAAATACAATATGATCTCACTTTCTGGGGGTCCTTCTAGGGATGAAGAGATAGCTACAAGCAGCCTGCTGGATTTTGATACAACGTTACCAGGAATAGACCATGACAATGTTATGTGGTCTATTAGAAATTATCCAGCACTATGCAACCATCCTGTTACAGGAAATGTATCTCTTAACATTATGAGTGCTTTTTCAAACAGGTTACTATCCTCTAATGCAGATCTATGTCTGGAGTACTGTACTTACATTGAAGATTATTTAAAAGATTCCAATAATTGGGTTACGTGGTCGTGGTCTGAAGGAGATTTTTTATTGTGGGATAATAGAAATGTTATTCATAGCTACTCTGGAGGATGGATTGAAGGTCAAAGAATCTTCAATAGATCTGACATAGGTAAAAGTAAACTTTATTACGATAGTAATTTATGATTGATATTTATGGAACAGTAAATAATATGGATAAGATTAAGCTTCCAGATACTGATGCGTTTAGTGGTGCTTCCTGTGCAGGTATGTCTATTAGTGAACTGGAAGCAGATCCACCCTGCTTATCAGATTGCCCAGCAGTGGTAGATTGCCTTCATTATGCTGTTAATAGCAACATTGATCACTATATTGCTGGGATGAATTATGAAGAAAAGTGTGAGTGGATAGACAAAGCTCTTTTGTCTGGGGAATCCAAAAATGATATTACATATAGAAGGTGCTATCAGCATATTTTGTTTATGAAAAATCATAGATTAGCAGATTCTAAAACTTATTTATTTGAAAATGAAATAAACAACGAAAATATAGACTATAAGTCGTTAAGCTTTGATGCAGAAGTCAGAATTCAAGACCAATCTGAACCAAGAATTGATGATGTTAAAGACTTACCAAAAATTTATCAAGACTTAGGCTGGCATGATGCGGAAGAGTCTATATCTTACAGGGTAAACGAGCATAAGTATGTTGGTTCAAGTTTTGTTCAAGATCCTGATCTCTTAGTGCTCGGAGGACAAGAGAGTATTCCCGTTGGCCTTCCTCAGTCGTATGCCTGGACAGGGTTGTTATCAGATATGAGAAATATTAAAATAAATAATATGTCTTTGGTAGACGGCAGCTTACATAAGTTGTCTAAAAACTTTTTTTATCATCTAAATAATTTTGGTGTTCCTAAAAAAGTTATAATTCTAGTTTCAAAATTAAATAACTATAATTATCCTTTAGAGGTAGATTCTAAAGTTGGTAGAAGAATTTTTTATAATCATTCTATAAATTGGAATAATGGATATGGGCACCCTGAAAAGATAATGGATTGTTCAGTAAAGAATGTTGAATTTAGAAAAGACGAAGAGCACAAAGCTATTTTAGAGTCTTTTTCTATACTATACAATATGCAAGCCGTTTGTAAAGTTTTGGGTTGTAAGTTTATTGTTCTATCCTTGCAGGGTGATGTGTATAATATAATTAAAGAGTGTAATCACATAGATTCTTTAATGATTTTCGATTTGCAAAGTCAATTAGATTTAAATAAATGCAGCGACCTATGTGATGTTGACGGGCTGAAATTTTATGAGTATAATTCAGGTGGAACTAGGCCTGGGGTTCATGACTCTATACATTTGGCAAATTTGGTAGATAGGAGTTTAGATTGGAATTAGTCGGTTTTGATCATGACATATGTGTCATTGATGATTTTTTGACGGGATAGATCTCCTGCTTGAAAAGGTAAATGCAGGCAAGCTAGACTACCATAAGGTAGAAGGTGACTGTATTGATGGGTATACCTTTATGCTGGATCAGGAAGAAGAAGAGCATGCTTTATGAATTTTGAAGAAGTTTACCCTAGAATTTTTGTATACAAAAATGTTTATGATGAAATTGATAAACTGTTTGAATGTGTAAAGTTTATTGAAAGTAATTCTACAGGCGAATATATATTTGAGAAGTGGAAAGATTGGTTTGTATTTGGGACTTACTGTTCTGCTATTCCGAATTTTGATGAAGACCCGAATTTTGATGAAGACGAAATTGCAGACGACAGTGAACTGTTTGAGATAGAGAAGTATGTTTACCACACTCTAAACGATGTAACAAAAAAAGTTGTTGGTCATTATATGGACTATAATCAAATTGATTGGCCAGATAATTCCTTTGTCACATCTCCAAATATTGCTAAGTATTTTGATATAAAAGAATTATCTTCTGAACACAATCCTTTGGACAATCTCAGGATGCAGTTTCATACCGATTATCCTATAGCTGAATGGTTCTGGCCTAAGAGAAAATTTTTAATAACTGCTAACACTTATATTAATGACGATTACGATGGTGGTGAGGTTATTTTTCTTCATAATGAAAACATTATTCCAGTAAAACCAAAGGCTGGAGAAATTATCGTTTTCCCTTCTGGCTCACCTTTGTATCCAAAGGCTCCGGAAAGAGAGCCTTACTTTCATGCTGTTAACGGTATATCTAACGGAGAAAAATATTTCACAAGATCATATATTCAATATGAAACTACTGACACAACAGTTTGGGATCAGAAAAGATCTGAGTTTAACTCGGAAGAAGAGTGGGATTTATATATACAAACTTTAGTTAGAGGTGGTCATAATACTGCATCTGTCTATATGGGTGATCCCCCTGAGGATGGGGATGTACTTTATGATCTGCATAAGAAAATGTTTGTATTGGATAGGTATAAAGAAGGTGAGAAGTTTTGGATTTCTATGACACCTTTAGCAACAGAACTCTATGATATAGATGATAAGCATCACTATATACCTAGGTCTGAGCACTGTGTTCCTGAACCGGAATGAAAACTCAAAAATGAAAAAAAGTTAAAAATCAAAAACCCCTTATAAAATTTTTTTCAGTTTTTACCCTATATAGGCTTTTACTTGATTGGTATATTCCACCATGCTTTAGTTTTTGCGATTAAAACTGTGTCGGGTTACTATAATTGAAGATTAGTCGAATGTGTAGTAAAATTAATCACAAACCTTTAGGGAGTTTGCATGCCTCTGTATCAAAAACGTTTAGTTGGACCTTCTACCTTAACAACCTCTAGTGCCGATTATTATACCGTTCCGCAGGGAACTGTGACCATAGTTAAGGAAATAATACTTTGCAACTATTCTTCAGCCACAACAACAGTAACTATTTACTGTAAGCCAGCTGGAGAAACTTTAGCGGATTCTCATATATTCTTTAACGACATATCGCTTTCCGCTGATGAAACATTGTCCTTATCAACATCTCTAGTCCTTAATAATAACGGTTCAACAGCGGGTGCTTCTAATTCTGATCAGATAGTAGCTATATGTGGCGCAGGGTCGTCAGTGAACATTATTGTTAACGGTATAGAGGAAACTTAATGGCTGGTTTTAGAAGGAATAATAGATTTGGTGTAGGAAAAAGCTATTTTGACTCGTCCTCTTCTTTAGAGGATGAAACTTTGGCTTTGATTAACAACCTTGATGTAGCTAATGCACTGTTCGGCTCTGCAGATGATGGTAGTGCTACTTTGGATGGAAATTCTACTGTCTTAGGAATGATTCCTACAGGTAGCACCTATACTATGGAAAGAGATTTATTTTTTTATAATTTGACTATAAGTTCTGGAATACATTTAAAAACAGCTGGTTTTAGAGTTTTTGTAAGAAATACTTTAACTCTAAACAATAATTCTAGAATTGGTTTCACTTCCGGTTTCACTACTGCTGGGTCTATAGCTCAGGGTGGCACTGCTGCAGAAGCCGTTACGCATAGTTTGGGAGGCTCTACATCGTACAGGACAGCTACCGCTCCTTCACCTGAAGAGGGCGGAACAAATTACTATAAACAGCCTTTAAATGCTACTAGGGGATACTCAATTACCGCTGGTGTTGGTTACCCTGTTTTCTTGAGGGGTGGAGCAGGGGGTCAAGTTGGATCTGGTGGTGGTGTAGTGATAGTTGCCGCAAGGTACATAGTCGTCAACTCCGGCACCGCTTACTTTAGTGCTCCAGGGGATTCTGGTGCTAGTGGTGGCGGTGGTGGTGTTATAGTTGTAGTTTCTTCAAATGATGTTTTAAATAGCAGTGTAACTACGGATGTTTCAGGTGGGACAGGTGGCTCAAGCGGTAGTGTAGTTTATTGTCAGGTGGCGTAGCATGGCAGGTCCGATAAGAAAAGTAAACAATAAATTTAGTTTAACTAAAGCTGAAAAAACATTAACTTCTGGAATAGATGAGCTTTTTGGTGATGGATCAGATGGAGATTTAACTGTTTCCTCTGGACAAACTATATATCTATCAAGTGATATGTACTACAAGAATTTAACCGTAGAATCAGGTGGAATTCTTTTTACGAATGGTTTTAGAATATTTGTAAATGACACTTTGATCAACAATGGTACCATAGGGTTGCCGTCTAACATTTCGGAAACAGCTAATTCTTCAACTGTTTCCAGAAGATCAGATATCGTAAAGAGTTATGCGTGGGGAGAAGGTGACCAATCTCAATCTTTGGCTGACTACGAGATGTCAGATTTAGATAAGGCAATAAATGGTTATTTGATAGCAGCAGACGGCTCTATACATGCCGTATCTGGTGGGCAGCCGGGTGAATTTGTTGATACTCAGTTGACTGAAGCTGAGCAAGGGTCGCCAGGCAATCCGGGAAATCCAGGTAGCAAATTCGGTATTGCTCCAGGTGAGCCTGGTGGCCCTGGTAATCCGGGCAATCCTGGGTCTGATGGAAATGAAGCTACAGTGGGCACTACAGTAACTAGGGGTAAAGGCGGCGGCGTTGTGCTTTTGATCGCTAAAAATGTTTCTGGCTCTGGATCACTAGTCAGTTCTGGCACTGCTGGCTCTGTTTCTGGCTCCAATACAGATGGATTGGATGGCAATCCTGGCAATCCTGGCAATCCTGCTCCAGATATAGATGCATTTGCGAATACTGGTTCTCCTTATGAGGCTGGAATAAACGCCGGTGTTTTTTATGTTCCTGCAGGTCAACATCAACATCCTGCTGGAACTGGTCCTATATATTTGGCAACGGGGGGAAAATTTAGCCACACTGCTACTGTTTCCGGCGGAAATTACAATACCTCTCGTCATTATCATGGCGACCTTTATGCTGAAGATGATCTTTATGATGAATTAAATGCTTCTAATTTTCCAACAACTGCAAATTACTTTAATTTATCTTTAAATGCAGGTTATCACAGCCATCCTGGTTTTAATCCTTCGCCAATAACGGATCCAGTTTTTCAGGATCATCCGCCTGCTAACAGGCCTCAGGTGCAGAATCATACAGCGATATATACACCGGCAGGTGTAAATGCAGGGGAGCACAGGCATGGTGACGGTGGTCATTTAGCAAATACCCATAATGCTAACATTAATGATGGAACAGGTGTGCCTCATAATCAGCACACTGGACCGATTACTGGACATTTACCTGTTCCTCAAAATTATCCTGTGCTAGCTCAAAATGCAGGTTTTATTAACCACGATGCTGTTTACGTTCAGGGTGGAATAAATGCAGGCTATCACACACATCCAAGCAGTGGTCATTTAGCTCCAACACATAATGCGCCGGTGAATGCAACCCATGCTCCTCATAATCAGCACACAGGGCCTATAACTGGTCATTTACCTGTTCCGCATAATTATCCTGCTCCAGCTATGAATGCTGGTTTTATTAACCATAATGCTAATTATGTGCAACCGGGTTTTAATGCCGGATATCATCATCATGGCGCTGGGTTAGTTCCTCCTTCTACGGTATTAAATGATCCCAATGCGGGTAATCCTTATCATACTCATAATTCTGGCCACCATGCTGCTCAAACACATCATTATCACACTCCCCATAGCTATAATCATGCTTCTGGAAGTCATGCGCCGAATCCTACTTCAAATCACAACCATAATGCTAATGTTAATGCCGGCGGAACACACGGTCAATCTGGTTATCATACGCATCCATCTAGAACATTTACCCATACCAGCGCCAATCCTGGTCATTTTTATCCTTCGGATCCGCTGTATCCTTCTACTAGGCATTACCATTCTGGTCACAGGTATAATTCAAACCCATTTCATGCTGACGGCACAAGATTTTATAGACACGTTATAAATTCTGGAAATACCCCGCATAATGCGGAGCCATACAATCCTTACGTTGTTGGACCACCAACACCTAGCGGTATCAAGGACCCGGTTCCTAGTCCTCACAATGCGGCGGTCAGTGTTCACGTTAGCTCTCACCACAATGCCGGTAGTGGCGAAATACATGTTCCAGCTAGTCATCATTCCGCATCTGGTAATCATCCTGGTGGATCTCATGCTCCAGATCCAACACCTACAAGAACATACCCTCATACTGGAACCACTTATCAAACTCATAATTCAGGAAACTATGATCATGGTGCCGGTGTTGCCGATAATCATTTTGCTAATGTTTTACCAGATCCAATAGTTGCAAGAGGGCATCATAATACCGGCTATGGTCACACAGGGTCACCTTATACTGGATACTATCCAGCTGGTCATGGTCAGATAAATAGTCACGTTAATCAAGGAAACTATGACCATGGCGCAGGTCAAGCTGATACCCATTTTGCTAATGTTTTACCGGATCCTATAGTTGCAAGGGGTCATACGCCAAGCAGTGAGCCTTTGGCAAATTTTGGACATACTGGGTCTCCTTATCCTGGCTATTATCCAGCTGGTACAGGAAACATAAATACACACCATAACACGGGAACTCATCCGCATGGGGGCGGTAATGTTGATGAGCATTTTGGCCCTTATTTGCCAAATACTATACAGACTAGAGGTTACACCCCTCATGTTGGTACACCTACAGCAAATTCTGGTCACGATGGGTCACCTTATGACGGTTACTGGCCCGCTGGTCAACACAATCATGCTACAGGTCCTGTTTCTCCACTTAATGATCCTACGGCAATTTCTGCATCTGATTTATCTGGTCCAGACTTTTATGGACCAACAGGAACAGGTCCATTTGGAAGTGGTAGTCATACCGGTACAGTTTTTGGTCCAGGTCACAATCCGGGGTATCACGAGGGCACTAGGGGGGTGGCTCATTTTGTGGGCACCTCTAATGGAACAAACTTCGCTGCTCATGTATTAGATCCTTCCATAACCTTAGTTGGTCAAAGCCTTGTCCAGAGTACTGGTGGTTCACAAAATCCAGTTTCTTTTACATCAGGAATACATTATCATCCAGCTTATGATATAAGTCATGCAACTGGTGAGCCAGCCCCAGGTAATCAACATACAGGAAGTCCGTATCCAGCAGGTGTGAATCAATCCTATTTTAATTTATTTTACCAAGGTGGAGATGGGGGCACGGGTGGAGATGGGGGAGCGGGATCTGTAGTTAATGCTCCAGCGTCTTCGGATCCTGGGTATGACGGTGGAATAGTGGTTGTATCCATGTCTGCCGGAAATGTTGCAAATCAGTTTGCTCACTCTAATTTTGCTAAATCTATAATTTTAGACAGTTAATTGGTACTATATTATCGATTCTACAATGTTACTTTTTAGGAGTTAAAATGGCCTTTTTTGATAATCTCCCGTTGGAGACAAAATCTAATATAATTGAAACACAAAGACTTTCAAGTCTTCAGCAGATGTATGTTATACTAATACGACTAGGAATAAATCCTGAATCTTTTGACCCTTCTTCTTTTGAGGAGCAAAACTATGAAGATCAGGGAGATGTTACCAATCAAGAAATGTTGGTTGATTTAATTAATCAAATAAATTTATTAACAAATATATCAACAGGCTTAGATTCAGCTACTCCATCTTCATAGTTTGTGATATAATTGAGGCGTTAAGTACGCTTCACTTTGGAGATGTGAATGAACAATGTAGAATTAGAGTTCATAGGTGGTAAGTCTTCTTACATTTTAGAGGCTAAAAATGCTATAGATAGAACTGTTTGTCAAGAATTAATATCAGAATGTGTTAAGTATTACGATAAAATCTTTAACCCAGGCCCTACTTTGGGAGGCTTAAATCCCTTTATAAAATCTAGTATGGATTTTAATTTTAGCGGTGTACAAGCCAGAGAATTAGGTGTTCCTTTTGATAATTTTTACAAGTATGAGAAAATCATAGAAGAAGCTCTTTTTGGTTGTTTAGCTTTTTATCAAAAAACTTATAACGAGTTATGGAATTGGCCAGGTATATGTGATACTGGTTTTCGTCTTCAGCATTATGTAAAAAATTTTGGTCACTATAGGCAGCATTCCGATGGGTCCCCTTGGGGTGGACCAAATGCTGTTAGTAGGGTATTGGCAGGCATCGTTTACCTTAATGATGTAGAGGTTGGTGGAGACACGTATTTTCCTTATCATGACGTAAGCGTTGCCGCAAAATCTGGCACTATTGCACTTTTCCCAACGTCTTGGACTCATCCACATCAAGGAAATCCAGCAATATCTAATGATAAATGGATAATAAGTACTTTTTATCTATGCAGTACAAACTCTTCATATCAAACCGAAGAAACTATTGAGGTTAAAGAGGAGGACTTAAAGCTTAAAAATGGAAAAGTTGAAGATGAATGAAAAGTATTTTGATGAAATAACTGGTGACTATTTACTGGTAAGGCCGGATCCATTTTCTATTAAAGATGTTTTTGAAAAAGATTACTTTGATAAACTGAAGAAATATTTGTATGAAAAAAAAGAGGATAGAGAAGGATTTGTCTACGATGCAAACTTTGGTAGAACAACATACCATTCATCTCGTGCAAATCAAAATGAGATTTTTATAGAGTCCGCACGAAAACTTGTTCCTAAAGCAAGAGAGATATTTAATTCTGAAAAACTAGATTTTTCATATTGCCTCTTCTCTGTATATAGGGGAAATAGAGCTAATTTATACTATCATGTTGATGATAACGCATGCACATATACCATAGATTTATGTGTTCATCAAAACACTCCTTGGCCCCTACATGTGGTTGACCAACAGTTCATACTTGACGAAAATGAAGCTGTATGTTATTATGGGGAGGATCAATATCATTGGAGGGAAAAATTTCCCGACCCAAAAAATAACGAAGTAGCTATGATATTTTATCATTTTGTTGATTCTGATCACTGGTTTTTTTCTGGTGAACAAGATGCACACTCAACTATAGTGGAGAGAAGAAGAAGTAGTATGGAAAAATATTATAACAACAGGGATGTATTTAAGTAGAAGAAGGAATTATATGCAATACGAAGAGATAGCACCGTGTATTTTTTATTATAAAAATGTTTTTACAGAAGGTAAAAGACTTATTGATTTAGTTGAAAAAGAGTGCTCAAATGAATGGGGTTACCTTAATTGGGTAAGGGCTCAGGTTGGTGATGGATATATTTCTGATGTAAGAACATCTATGGCATGTGAACTTGCCCCTATCTCTTCCCAGGAAATAGGTGATGAATCAGTTGTCCCACTTGTAGAAACTTGGTTAAATATTTTTAAATCTATAGACAAAGTCGTGTGGCATTATAGGGAGGAAAATGAGCTTCAGTTAGAATCCGATGAAGGTTTTAGGGTTCTTAGGTATGGGAGAGGCGCAGAATATCGTGCACATCATGATCACGGACCTGGAAACAGAAGAGTTCTTAGTCTTGTATCGTTTCTGAATGATGATTTTACTGGAGGTCAATTAGAATTTCCTAAGTTTGACGTTACAGTTCAGCCAGAAAAAGGGGCATGTGTTCTTTTCCCATCAAATTTCCCATATTTACACATAGCTCATCCTGCCGGTGTGGAAGATGGAACTGTTAAGTACTCTTTAGTTACATGGTATAGGTGATCCCTATGCCGAACCAAAAACATATAGTTATAGCTGGAGCTGGTACCGCTGGTTTGACTTCAGCTTTAATTTTTAGAAGAACTTTTCCGTCTTATAATATAACTGTAGTTCATTCTGAAAAAAACCCTATCATAGGTGTTGGAGAAGGTTCTACTGAGCACTGGAGATGGTTTCAAGACTATGTTGGGATTGATGTTCATGAAATGATTTGTTACGCAGATGTAACTCATAAATATGGTATTAAGTTTGAAGATTGGACTTCTCATACTCCTAGCTATTTTCATTCAGTTTCTGGTTCCGGATTAACTGCAAACAATTTCTACGGCACTTACGCATTCTGCTTAGAAAACGACCTGTTGTTGACCAACACTTTTTCCTGGAAAGGAATAATTAAAGATAGGGTAATTCTTAATGTTGACGAAGAAGGTGTTGACAGAACTCACTATGGTACAAATCAATATCATTTTGATACACATAAATTAAATCTTTATTTAAGAAATTTTTGCTCATCAAACGGTATAAATTTCGTTAATGGTGAAATAGAAAAAGTTATCAAAGATGACAAAGGATATATAAGTGCATTAAAAATTTCTTCGCTAAAGTCACCCTTGCCCGGAGATTTTTTTATAGATTCAACAGGTTTTCAAAGAGTATTGATGAAAACTATGCAAAATCAAGAGTACACTTCTTACAGTAAGTATTTACCTTGTGATTCCGCTTTAGTTTTTCAAACTCCATTAGATGAATATGGAAAAATACATCCCTACACAATAGCAAAAAGAATGAATGCAGGATGGATGTGGGAAATACCAACTCAATCAAGAAGAGGGAATGGATATGTATTTTCCTCTAAACACATATCGAAAGAGGAGGCTTTAAAGGAAGCTTCAGATAAAATTGGTACAGAAATAGATGATTATAGGTTTATAGATTTTAAAACAGGTTATTGGAATAAAACTTGGCAAAAAAACTGTGTGGCGATAGGATTATCTTCCGGTTTTATTGAGCCTTTAGAGGCAACTTCTATATCAATTTCAATACAACAGGCAAAGCTTTTGTGTTCCTATATTCCAACTTTTGATGACGGTTCAGATATTATGGTTGAAGAATATCATAGGATAATGGATTCAATTATGGAGAATTGTGTCTCTATGATAGCACTTCATTATGTTTGTGACAAAGAAGATACGTCAATGTGGGCGGAGCAAAAAGATAAAGAAAAGCCAGAACTGTTAAAGCGTTTATTGCATTTATGGAAAAACAAAACTCCAGAAAATCACGACATAAAAACAACAGGATTTGAACTTTTTCATGCCCCTCACTTTTGGCATGTTGCGCAAGGGCAGGGAGTTCTAAGTAGAGATATCGCATCAATACAACTTGATGCGTATGGATCTAGGCCAAGTTCAATAGATCATATAAATAAACTAACTTCTCACCAGATATCTTTGAAGGAGGCGGATCATGCCGAAGAGCTCAAAAAAACCAGAGATTCAATTAGTCAGTCCTAAAACTTTTAAAGATATTCCAGAAGTAAAGCCGGGTCAAATATTTATTACTCCATGCACGGATCTTTTACTTGATCCATCTATTATGCCTTTAGATAACTATAAAAATTGGCCTCAATGGTGGAAAGACATGGGAGCACAAGAAGGCTCGTTAAGAAGATGTGCTGGTACTTCAGATTATATATCTCTAGGTTTTACTGTAAGATCATGGGCAAAAATGGATTTTAGGCCTTCTGCAGATAGGTCCCACTGGGAATCTAAGGTAGATATATCCCATCCTCATCCGTTTCAAATACAAGGATTTAATTATTCTCAAACAGGATCTTGTCCCGTAACAGAAGTTAGAGATTTGAAGGAAGCTAATTATATAAAGATAGTTAGCCCTTGGCTTTATAAAACTGCTCCAGGATGGTCGTGTTTATTTTTACCACCTTTGTGGGAGCCCAATTCTAATTATACCTTGCTTCCATCGATAGTTAATACCGACTACTATCATCACGCCAATGTTGTTCTAAATGTTATTGGTAAAGAAGGTTTTTCTATAATGGAAGGAGATCCGCTCCAGCATGTTATACCAATACCGAGAGGTGAGGGGTTGGAGTATTTTTGGGGTGACAGTAGGGCTTTTGAATTTTTAGATCAAAAAGGCTTTGGTACGGTATTTCACCCTCATAATATGAAGGGTAAATATAAGAAAACTCAAAGAATTTATGACTACGAATCGCCTGATATTTCTACATTAGGTAAAACTAACTGGAAAGTTAGACTAAGAAATTTTTTCAGAAATATATTTAAGATCTTCTAAATCTTTTAATATTATTCTTCTGCATTTGTGATCAGATTCTGGTACTTCTTCAGCCAATCCGAGAAAATTTTCAGGATTAAAGTTTAGTTTCAATAAATTGGCATATATATAAGATTTTATTGATATTATTAAACTGTTTATCTGATCAACACTTAATTCATTGATCATATCATCAATTATTTGTGGTGTTAAAAAATCCTGCTCATCCATTCTTTATCGCCCTAATGCACTCTCCACCAATTTCTATCAGTTTTCCATCAGAAAATTTAGCGTGATATTCAATAAAGTATCCACCTCCACTGGGATGAGGTACTACAGTGCAAAAACTAATATTTCCAGTGTGATGAGTTTCAATATTTGCAAGACCTTCTCTGATAAAGAGTACTCCGTGAGATGTTATCAGGTATTGATCAAGAACTTTATTGAAATCTTTTGTTTGGAATTCTGTTTCATATCCAAAATGTTTAGTGTTCCCAGCGTTAAAAACTAGGGTTAAATCTTCGCTTACCTCTATATTTGGCAATCTGTAATTTGTTCGGATATAATCAAACATTCCCATTTTTCTCCAATTTTTGTTCACTATCAAATTATCGTCTATAGTGCCTTTGCATTTCTAGCATTCTAGCGTATTCTACGTCGTCTTTGCCCATTGATCTTAATTTGTTCATTGCGTATGCCCCAACTCCTATTGCTGCTCCTGCTGCAGCTACTCTAAGGTTGTTGGATCCTCTTATGCCTGATGCTACTGCGCTAGACATTCTTGCTCCGTCTTGTACACCACTTCTAGTGGCTCTAGAAGCTGCAGCTTTTTTTGCGGCGGCTTGAGCTGCGGCTGGTGTTGGTTTTGGCCTAGGAGCCCTTTGTGTGGCATCTACAATGGCATCTTTGCCAGCTTGAGTTACTCTGGCTGCAGGGGTATCTACTGGTTTAGCTTTTGTTTTTCTTTCTGGCCCTGATAGTTCTACTGTTTCTCCAATTTTAATGACAGGCTCTTTTTTATAAGGAGTGCCACTTCGTCTCCTTCCTTCTTGATCAAACCTTTCCCTTGCTCGTTCGGTAAGTTCAGGAGTATCCATATTTTTAACAGACTCTACGAAATCTTCGTCTGTGCCAGCAAATCTTGCAAAGTCATCATCTGTTGGCATAGGAGGAATATCTTCTGGTCCTATCTTTTGTCCGGTTACTCTTGCAGAGATTTCGTCATCTGATGGCTTTGCTGGTGCACTGGTTTGCCTAGGCTTAGGTTTAGGTTTAGGCTCTGGTGCAGGAGCTGGTGCAGGAGCTGGTGCAGGAGGGACTGGAGTACGAGTTTGTGGAACACCTGACTGTTCAATCACGTCATCAATAGTGTTATACGGGCTTACATAGCCCTCTTTACCGCGCAGCGCCTCACCTAGTTCTGGATACTCTTGAGTCATCCTTTGTAGTTCTTCTGCAGTTTCTGGAAATATTTCTCCTGTTTGAGCCATATGTAATTTGTCTGGACCCAAGGTTCCTCTTTTGCGAGCGTCAACCATTGAGTCTGCATCCCATCCCCCATCAGCTATTTTAGTTAGGTCGTCAAAATCTTCTGGAAGATAATCAGTGGTAAATCTACCAATTGTCTTTTGAGATATCTTACTATTTTTAGCGGCTTTATCTTGTGGCATTCCAGGTATAATGTCGTCAGCATCTTGCAAAATATCACCAAACTGAGACTCTAAAATTTTTATAGTTTTATCTCTACGCTCTATTTGACCAGCATAAAAGGTTAGCTCTCTACCAGAACCATATTGAGTTACATCACCTTTAAATAAAAGACCTTGAGCATTAGCTTGCTCGTAAAAATCTAACTGTCGAAAAATGTCAGTGGCACCAGATGAGCCATCCATCATTTGTCTAAGATCAGTAAATTTTCCCATAAATTGCTTTAGCTGAGCGTCATCTAACTGGGTTATATCAGTCCCCATTACATCACTAATTCTTTTTGCAAAAGTGTTAAATTTATCTTGATTTGAAACTCTCATAGCCGGAGTGGTGTAACCCGATGCAGTTTGCCTACCGTAAACCTCTATTCCAACGTCATCAAGTACTTTTTGCATTGTAGAATCTCTTACAAATCCAGCATGCAATTTCCATCCATGATTTATATTTATTTGGTTAGGTTTTGCCCCGTAAACCATGTTTCCGTAAACATTAGCCACACCTTGGCTTGAGCTTCTGAGTTCCAACGGCATAATCACCTTCTATTGTTAGAGATATAGAGTAATAGTAACTCTGTTATTGATAGATTCCGTAATCTAGGGCTCTAGCTAAAAAAATATAGAAACATAGTTACTATCTTAACAGGATATATATAAGGAGGTTGCCATCATGGCATTAATAAATGCGTCAAATAGCACTGCGCGACCTGCGTCGCAAAAACCAGCACCTGCACAAAGTGGCACTACTACACCTAAGCTTTATGATCATGACCGTCCAAGAGGTCATTTTACAGAAGCTACTAGGATATTTACATTAAGTGGTTCCAGTGAGCAAGCAGTGTCTGGTGCAGCTATTTTCATGGGCCTGGATGTTAATGATGATGATTCAGGTAACGTTCATATCCATATCTATAATGGAACAGATGCTACTGGTGATTTGATTGCCGGAGCTGTACCAGCTAATGGTGACCATGACAGTCACTGGTTTGGGCCTAATGGCATTTACTGCCCAGATGGAATATATATAGAGGTAGATTCTGGTACACCTAGTGGCTCTATTTTCTATAGAACGTAATCTAAGGCTCTACTGAAAAAAAGTTTTTAAGCACCAGCCCAAATTAAAACAGGTATAGATAATATTAAGGCAAAAAACAATACCGTATAAGGAAATAATTTTTTCATATTATTAATTCTCTCTGAACCTGATTTGCCTTGCTGATCATGTCAGTTGTCCCCCTCGTCAATGAGTTCGACGGTCCAGTCCGACAGGTAGAACTTGTTTTCGCCGTACCACGGCTTTCCGAGGGTGCACACTTTGATGCCTTTAGGGGTGCGGGCGAGAACGTCCTCAACGGTCAACGGGTTGTCTGGATCATTGGGCTGAACGCACGGGATGGTGATTGTGAGTTTGATGCTTTTCGTTGCCATGTCAGTCGCCCTTATTTATCTTCTTTTCTTGCAATTTGTCCTTTATTGTGACATATCCAACATATGTCACTGAAGCTATAGTCCCAAGCTACTTCACATTTTTTACAATACATATTAGGAGCCCAAAGGGGCCATCCGTTGTATTTCATAATAAATTAGAAATCCAGTCTATTTGAGGAAGGGGCGAGCCCCACATAAGGTCTTCTAAGGCCTCTAATTCGCCGCAGGGTGAGCATATCTCGGTGTTATTATCGGTTCTACTGAGAGCTCCTATATAGGCTCCTGGAGAGTCGTTATTGGGAACTGCACCATGACACCTTGGGCAAATTAAATTTCTTATCATTATAAAACTATCCATTCATCATAGTTAGGAACAAGACCTAATGTAGAGCCTTCGTCCCAGTTTATATGTACAGTGCCGTAATCATCTATAAAGTTTACGGTACCTTTGTCACCAGATTTTAAAGTAGTGTACTGATCATCTGTAAATGTTAACTGAATTCTGTCACCAGGCTTTTCTCCAAAAGGACCAATGTTATTTTTAAACACTAACTTTCTCCTTCATCTAAATATTTAGTAGGATGCTTGTCTCTGTGCTGCTCGCAACCAACAAATTGCCAACCATTGATATCAACTCTGTCGCCGTAATCGCCACAAGTCTCGCAGATCATTTGTGAAGTTCTTTCAGAAGAAAATATAAGCTTATTAAATATATAATAAGCAGTGTTTTCGTCTGTATCGTCAGG